TCAGTGTTTAATGTTTAGCTGATCGCTGATCGCTGAATGCTTCCTTGCTATTTATCCCCCTCCCGTGCTGCCGTAGCTCATCTGCCAGAGTCCGTATCCTCCGGCCGCCCTGGCCTCCGCGCCGAACCGGAATTTCTTCCGCATGAATACGCTGTCGGATTCCTGGGTGGTCTGCTCCACGAAAACCGGTGCCTGGCGCTCTTGATAAATGAAGGGCTTGAGGGGTCGGTTCGTGACGTGCAGGAACCACGCGGTGGAGCTGGTGAGCCTGGGGTTGACGAGCAGCTTCGCGGTGCCCTTATACGGATTCGGCGATTCGTCGGTCAGCTTGTCGTTCTCCAGGAGCAGCTTGCCCGTGGCCTCCAGGGCCGGGGGCACCTCGATCAGGTCCGGGATCAGTGCCAGGGGCCTGCCCTCGTCATCGGTAAAGCTCATAATGGCCAGCCTGGCCGCTCCGTAACTGGCGGCTGCCGCTGCCGTCGTGGCAGCGGAAAGTGCCGCGGTACCCAGGTTGCTCGCGCTGGACCCTGCCACACTGTGATCGTCGTCGTAGAAATACTGCCCGTCGTAGCAATCACTCGCGAACGCATTGTTCTTCAGGTCCGCGTCGATCTCGTCGGGTAACTGCCTGGCGGAAAATCCCGCATCCCTGGCCTGGGGCTCGTACATGCCCACATTATCGTCCTGGATGTCGTTCCGGTCCACCTCGACCGTGGCCTCCCAGTCCTCATTCACGACCGTGTACTTGAACGCGGCCAGGGCCTTGAGCACCTTGTCCCCGAGCCATTTCCTCATCTTGGGGAACCGGCTCAGCCAGGCGTAATCGTTCTGGCCGGAACCGCTCGGCACGAGCATGGTGGTCTGTTGCCACAGGCTCGGGGCCTCGTCGAACGCCTTGTTGAAGGTGGTTTTCAGGTTGATGAAAACCGCTGTTAAATTGTCTCTGTTGACTATCATGGTTCAGTCCTCCTTTTATTAAACGTTGTCCGTTGACCGCCGTTCGACAGGCTCACGGTCTTGAGCTCCGCCGAAAGATTATCCGTTGTCCGTTGTCCGTTCACCGCCGCCCGCTGCCCGTCCGAAAACGCACAACGGTCAACGGTGAACATCTCTAGTGTTTACGCTGCCAGCAGCGCCCTTGTGTACTCTACCCAGACGCCGTAGATATAGACCGCGTCGCCGTCATTTGTGTCGCCCAGAGTGAGCACCACGGTCAGGGTGCCCGGCGCTGCAAGAACCCCGTTAGCGCCGCAGGTGAAAACCAGCTCCGATGCCGCCTGTGTAATTGTCACCGCTTCGGTGTTCTGGATGTCCGCATTCGCCGTATCCCCGGCTGCACACGGAAAAACCTCGCAGTCGAGCGTGAGCGCATCGTTGTTCGCGCTCTTGCCAGCCAGCACGTGGACCGTGATATCCTCGCCGTCGTCCAGATCAAGTGGAACCGGCACCGTGAATTGAAACGCTTCTATGGTTGCGTTGACCGGGATGTCGATCACCACTTCCTTGTCGGACAGCTGCTCATATCCTGACGCAGTGCTGTTCAGCTTGGCCAGCACGGTGCCGTCTTCCTGGGTAAGGGCCGTAAGGGGCACCAGGATCGATGCATGGGCCGTGAGCAGATGCTGGTAGATCTCCTGGAGGGCCGCCTCCACCTCTTCCTGGGCGGTGAAGGTGCCCGCGTCGTCGATGCTGATGGCCGAGGCCGCATGGGCAGCGCTGCCGTCGGCGATATGGGCAGCCGCGTCGGACTGGCGTATGGCCGGCTCGATGTCGATCCAGGCGTGGGTGCCGTCGATAAAACCGGCGATGATGCCCGCGAAAATGTCATACGTTGTGTTGCCCACCACGTCCACGGTCTGGTCGTCCACCAGGTAGACGCTGTCTCCCACGTTGGCGATGGTGATGGTGTTGTCCACGATGGCCTTGACCAGGCCCCGCCTGCGCAGGACCACGGACTTGTCGCCGTCGTCGCCGCCGGCATTATCTACGTGCTGGGTCGCCACGCCCATGAATAGAAGTCCCGTGGCGTCGTCGCCGGGTATGGCGTAGCCGTCGGCCCGGACGCACACGAAGCTGCCGCCGAAGATCTCGACCGCCCGGTACAGCTCGAAGGGCAGCTCCACCCCCTCGGTGTACTGCAGTTCTTTGTCTTGCGTTAATGCTGTCATGTCATAACCTCCATTGTCTATTTACTGTTGTCCGTTGTCCGTCGGTGAACGGTTAACGGTGAACGGTGAACCTCTTAGTTCAATCCCCCGTACTTCTTGATATCCTCCGGCGTATTGCCGAACATCTTGGCCACGTTGAGGACCGCCTCGTTCGCGATCACGTCGTCCGCCTTGACCTCCTTTCTGGCCAGGTCTTTCACCGGCACTACCACCGGGGCCTTGGCCACGAAGGTCTTGAACCCTTCCAGGTCCCGCTCCGCGTACTGTGCGGCCCAGTCTTTCTGATCCGGCGTGATCTTGCCCTCGGCCATAGCCTTGGCCGTGACCTCGTCCGCGTCCCGCTTGCAGAGATCCTTCTGTATCTTTTCGAATTCCTCCCTGGATACCGTTCCCTTGCCGGTTTGCTTGAGCGCGTGGATGGACGCCACCACGGTCGAGACGCCGTCCGTCTCCTTCAGATCCAGGGCCTCGATTACCTCCTTGGCCACGACCTCTTTCGGCTTTTCCGCGACCTGCTTTTCCAGGTCCTTGTTCTTGGTAAGCATAGCATCCATTGCCTCAATAACCTGGTCCTCTGTAGCCTCGGCCTTGAGTCCGAGTTTTGCTATAAGTTTTTTTAAAAATTCCATCTTGCTTTCCTCCTTTCGGTATTCACCGATGTTGAATTTTTTACGGAACCTATCCAATCGCCCGTTGATGATCGAGCGCTCCTCGAGGTTGTATTGGGCCTGGTTATCCTCCCGGCCCCAGTAGCCCGCAGCCGCCCGCGTCTGGGCCGCGTCCGGGCAGGGGTAGCGGTAATTCACCGGGTCCAGCCACTCGTCGTCGGGCACGCTTTCCCACTCGCCCGGCTTCGTCACGTGCCCGCCTTCCTTGATGCCGATCTTGTATTTTTTGGAGCGGTCCTCCCTGGCCTGCCGCTCCTCCTCCAGGCTCATCTTGGCCATGATCGGCCGCAGGTTGTTGATGCGCGGATAATTGGTCAGGGCCACGTTCTCGATCTTGACGATCTTCCGCCCCTTGTCGGAGACCCAGAACACCGGCGAGAAATAGCGGTACTCCCGGTTCTCCAGGTATTCCTTTGCCTGCCTGGTCCACTCCACGATCACCCAGAGCCCTTCGGTGCCGCGGTTGATGAGCCGCTTGACCCATCCCGCGGCCGGGGCCTCGACGCCCTGGAGGGTCTGATGTTCGTAATCGATGACCATGTCGTTTCCCCGGCGCTCGAAATCGGCGATAATGGCGTCCATCGATTCGCCGTCCACAAACGCATCGGCCTCGCCCTCGATCCCGATCTTCCCGTACGGAAAGAGCTGGAATTCTCCCGGGGCGCCCTCGATGCTCTTGAGTACATATAAAAGTTTCAATCCCATATCGCTTCCTCCATGCGATCGCGCAGCCGCGGGTCGTATTTTCCCGGGTCCGGCCGCCATTTCCGCACCGCAGGGTTGTACCGGAATCCCTCGTCCGGCTTCAGATCCGTGCCCCGCTTCTCCTCTGTGAGCCCCTCCTCCTCCATCTCCTCACGGGAGATGCTGTTCACGCGGCACCTTCACCTGTACCCGTTCAGCGGATACCACGTATTCCAGAACGGGTGCTCGTGGTGATAGATCTTGCCGTCATGGGCCAGGTGGCTCGGGCGCGTGTGCGTGTCGTTCACCGCGTCATATTCCCAGTACGGCCTTCTCGCCGCTACGCCCTTCATCTGCTTGTGCCTGCCTACGTTATAGGCGCCCTGCACGTTCGTCCTGAAGATGTTGTCCAGCCGGTAGGGCGTCATGCCTGCCCAGCCCCGCCGGGCCATGATCTCGTCGATCCCCTCGCGGAAGTCCCAGAACGTCCCGCCCTCCTCGATGGCCTTCAGGACCTCGCCGTGCAGGTCCTGCAGCAGGTCGGCAGAGCCGATGCGCGACACCGTAAAGGCCAGGCTGTTTGCATAGTCACCCACTTCCGCCGCCAGGGTCTCGAACTCCGGTCCGGGCATGGCCGTCTTCTTCCGGAAAAATTCCACCGCCTCTGCAAACGGCATCCCTTTCATGCCCACGCCCCCGCGATAAAATCGGCTATCGATTCGTCGAGATACCGCTCGTCCGAGTCCTCCAGGTACATGTACGGCGTCGCCGGGATCACTACGGATTTTTTGAGTATAAAAAGCGGCACGATATCCTCGCCCCTCTTCTGAAAGATGATCCCCTTTGCCACGAAGGTATCTTCAAAATCCGCGGCCCGCAGCGGCACGCGCTTATCCGCGGGCCCGCCGGGAAACGGGATGGTCAGGAACTTCTTTTTTTTCGGCCTGATCGTCCCGCCGTACTGGTGTATCGCCGCGTAATCCACCTCGCCCGGGCCCCCTCCCGCGGAGATCTCCGCCGTGCCGGCTGTCTCCTCGTGGGCCAGGCTGCCCTTGAGCCTGCCCGTCCTCTCCTTGAGCGCCGGGCCGGACAGGCGCTTCGATATCTTCCTGACCAGGCGCTCGCCGAAATCCGCCAGGGGCTGCGTGAGATCCCGCGCCCTGTCGCCCAGTTCATCCAGGGCCTTGATGACCGTCTCCTCGTCCGCGATGCGTAGCGTCAGATCCACCTTTACTCCTGCCTTATGGCCCCGATGAAACACGGAGGCCGGTGGGTGTCCCCGGAACCGCCTTGTTGAAATCGAAAGGGTCCGAGTATCCCGACCACCCCCATATATTGCCCGCCTTGGCCCTGACCGTGTACGATCCCTGGGGAAGCCCGGCCAGGTCGTATTTCATGGATCCGTCCGGCTCGGCCGTAAACGCGGCGCTCTCTGCGCCGTTGGTCTCCACTACGTATTCCGTTACTCCCGCCTGCGGATCGCAGACCAGGAACGGATTGCCGAAAGCGAGTGCCGGCAGCAAAAGCGCCATGAGGCAAAACCCCACGAATGCGTAAAATAATGGTCTCATGTCTCCCTCCTTTGACAATTTTCAATTTTCAATTGTCAATTTTCAATTTTTTCCTTCCCTTCGCCGCGTCCGCCGCGCCTGCCAGTGCCGCGGTGACCAGGGCGTCGCGTACCACCTTTTCCAGGTCCGCCGGATCCAGGTCCGCGTAGATATCGAATATCCTGTCCCGCAATTCCTCCAGGGACGAGCTGGATTCGATCAGCTTCCGGACCGGGCCGTCTATCCCTTTCCATGCCGCGGCCGCGAGACCCAGGGAATCGTCCGCGAGCTCCTCCAGTTCCTGCTGCTCCGCGTCAAAAACAGGCCCTGGGTCGTCTTTTGCCGCGAGCCGCGTATGATTAGACGTTTTTGCCCCGGTTCTCGCAGCCTGGGCCGGATTTAAACGCTTCATGGCCATCGGGGCGGAACTCACGGGCTGCAAAATCGTCTGGTCCTCCTCCGGCAGCGGGATCCCGAACCGCTCGCTCACGTGCTCGGCGGAAACCGGCTGGCCGAACTGGATCACATTTTTGTATACCTCGCTCAGGCTCTTGAGGTCCTCGCGCTCGTTCCAGATCGCGGCGTATCCGGGTACCGGCGTGTCCCACCCGAAGTTAAATCCCACCATCGGCCGTATAAGCTGGTACCTGACGGTCGCTCCCACGGTGCGCGTATCCGCCTTGGCCAGGTCGATGCGCACCTCGTTGTGGGTCCTGGCAGCCGCGTAGGAGCCCACGTCGCCCACGTCCGCGGTCAGGGTCTGGCCCAGCAGGGCCTTGGATATTTCCTTCCCGCAGTACACGGCCATCGTCTCGTACGGGTTGTTCCCCCCGGCCCCGTGCTTGACCGCCTCGACGAATTCGATCTCCGTATTCTTGGAGATGATCCCGGCCGCGTCCGAGCCCAGGGATTGTATGGCCGTGATCAGGGCGTCCTTGTCTTCCGGGCCCGCGCCGGGGTCATATTTCCCAAGCCTGAGGGGCATCCCGAACACCTCCAGGAACGCCATCCAGTCCTTGAGCGCGTAATTGCGGAAAAGGAACATCCACGCGCACACCCGGTAAATACCGGACCGCGCCGCGTGGCCCGCCTTGCCCCCGTAGCGGTGGAAGAGGATCTTCCACGCCGGGATCTCCTCGCCCATCATGTTGGCGTCCGAGAGCAGGCGGGGATATTTGCGCAGGTACCCGGCCGGATCGGTGAACAGAAACCGTTTCTGCTCGATGAATTCCAGGTCCCTCGGCATGGCCTGGCCGGACGACACGTCCCAGTGGATCTCCAGGGCCGAGAACCCCTTTCCGACGCTGTCCTGGAGCGAGACCAGGGTATCGTCCCAGTCCGTGAAATTGTCGAAGTACTCCTGCACGAACTCCGCCGTCTTCACGTCCCGGCTGTCCTCCGAGGCCGGCGAAACCCGGAACTCCACATCCAGTATGGCGTTTCTCCGCTTCTCCGCCTCCCCCAGGAGGTGAGCGTCCTTTTCCTCCATCTGGTCGAACAGCTCGGCCTGTCTCTGCACGTTCCCGGAGTCCGCCTCTTTGAGCAGGGTCGTCAGCCGCCGCGGGGTCAGGCCCGCGCTCACGTACTCCCGCCACGAATCCAGGACCGGCGCCGCCGCCAGGGGCCGCCGCTCCGGCACCTTCATCGTCTTGATTTCCCGTCCGAACTGGTCCAGTATCATATAGTGCTCCGCACTTTAGCCCTGAGCGAAGTCGAAGGGCTGACAGCTGACAGCTTCTTTCACCACGTCCCCTTGACGCCGCCGAACCGGCGCTTCGATATGGTTTTGTATTCCACAGGCCCGCCGCCCATGTTTATCGATTTATAATGTCCCAGTGCGAGCGCGATCGCCGCGTCTCCATGCCGCATGAATTTCGGGTTTTTCGTATCGCTGACCGTCAGCCTGGGCAGCTTGATGATGCCGTCGATCAGCTCGAGCGCGCGGAGGTCGTTTTTTATGTCCGCGTCGCGCGGCAGGTCGATGGTCTGGTCTTCGAAGCTGTCCTGGAACGGCAGCATATGTTCCCTGTACCAGGCATCGTTCAGGGTTATCTCCTCGATCAACGGCCGGCCGTACCTGTCCGCCGTGTATTCCGCAAACGTCAGCCCCGGCCCGGTCGCATCCATCGCACCGCCCCGGAATCTCGGGAAGTTGTCGATCATGTACCAGAGCACCTGCTCCTGTTGACGCGACGGCACATTGTGCATCTCCACCAGGAAGGGGCATTTCCGCACCAGGTTTTTCAAGATCTCCAGGGGGCCGATAACGGAAAAATTACCGTACCGCGCAAAGTCCTGCCCGAAAACGTGATCGAGCGTTTTATCCAGCCCTTTCATGAGAGGCGCGAGGTGGATCCGGATCCACTCCTCGCACCATGATTTTCTGTAGTCCTCCCCCTTGAGGGCGAAGTTATTGTCCAGGGCGAGGCGTACGATCGGCCTCACCTCTTTCATGCACGCCTCGATCAGGATGCCGGGGATGGCCACCCCAGATCCTTCCCTGGGGATAGCGTCCAGCTCCTCTTTCATGGCCGCCTTGTTGGCACCGTATGCCCCGCGCACCCGCTGGTACCATTCCTTTTTCCCTTCCGGCGTCGGGGTCCATCCCTTGACCATGCAGACCCGCTCGTACAGCCCGTTTTTAACGGCATCGTCGAATGTCACCCTGAATATCTTAAACGCGAACAGTCCCGCCCTCGTGTCGTGGATGAGCTGGTTGAACGGGTTCTTGTCGCCGTTGTGCGTGCTTATGATGCGGATGTCCCCGCCCCATATGATCAGGGCCAGGGTGGAATCGATCACGGCCTGCACGTTAAGGTGAAACGCCGCCTCGTCGATGTTGACCTTGCCCTGCAGTCCCCGGATGCTCGCCGGCCTGGATGATAAGGCCACTATCTGAAAACGCGATGCGAACCTGATCCGGTAACTGGTAATGTGCTTCGATGATCCGTCCGGCTGCTGGTCCTCGAACAGGAATACCTCGATACCCTGCCATCCGTCCGCCATAGCCGCCGCCATGATCCTGGCCATGTGGGCGCAGTAGCCTATATACTCGAGCCCTTTTTCCCTGGTGTCGCCGATGTAATAGATGTTATCCCCGCCCGCCTTCTTTTTACTCGACGCCGTGATCGTATCGTCCAGGGCCGTGGCAAAGGTGATGCCCGTGCGCCGTCCCTTTTCTGCGATATTGAGGGGATACGCGTGGATCTGCTTGATCCACCCGGCCTGGTGTTTCATCAGCACACCTTCAGCCAGGGGGTCGTATCCCTCCGGGATCTCCCGCACGCTGGGAGGCAATTCATCCCAGCTTAGTATGCGCTCGATATCCCCGGGCCGGTCGGTCATTACGCAACTCCCAATACCTTTTTGCGCCAGAATTCAGCCTGATCACTGCTCAGGCCCTGCTCGGAGGCGGCACTCTCAATGGCGTTTGCCGCGTCCTCGAGCGCCCGCTTCCTCGCCGCGGTCTCCATCTCCGTCTGCCACTTTTTCTGCCTCACCGCGGCCTGCGCCAGCTTGGCGACCATCTGGCCGATCCTGGGGAGGCTCTTGTCGTCCACGTCCAGCTCCACCAGCACCTCGAACGCTTTGGTCTGCACAAGTCGTATTATCGCGTCGTTCATGGCGCCCGCGTCATCCTCCGAGGCCTCCGCAATGGCCTTGGCCTGGTCCGTGGCCACCTTCAGGGCCCGCAGCCTGTCCTCGAATTTCCTGCCATACCGGTGCACGCTGGATTTCGAGATCTCGTATCCCTGTTCGCCCAGCCAATCCGCCAGCGCCTCGTACCCGGCAAACCCGCCCTGGATCAGTTTTTTCTCCAGGTCCCGGCGCACCTCATCGGGCAGCAGTTCCACGCTCGATCGCTGCATGATCAACCCCCTACCAGTACTTCGCCGGGCGGGCGATCCCGGGCAGGCACTCGACGGTATACTCCGCCACGTCGACCCCGTGATGGGTCAGGTCCGCGCTCCAGAAGGCGGTGTCCTTGCCGCTGATCACTATGAGCTTGCGGTCCTCCAGGTAATCCATCTCCCGTCTCAGCTCCCTGGGAGTGACAGGCATGTCCTCGCCGCCCACCGTGGCCATGATCACCTCTTCCGACACGGGATAGGGCCGCCCCACGTTCAGGGTCTGCAAAATCCTCCAGCGCACTACCTCTATGCGTTTTTTCTCCAGGTCCATCATAAGCCTCCCTGCCCTATGTGTTTATGCACAAACTCCCATATCGCGTCTATTTTCTGCTCGATCTTGCCGAAACTCATGATCCAGTCCTCGCGGCGGACGTACTCTTTCGGCAGCGCCTCCTTGAGGTCCGCCAGCTCCTTGCGCAGTTTATCGTGACGGTCACCCTGCCTGAGTATGCTGTTTTTTATGTCCTTTAAGTAAATCACCGCGAGCGTCAGCAGCGCCGAGAACACGCACCCCACGATTACCAGGGCAATCTGCGCGGTCATGATTTGCCTCCCTGAATTGCATTGATAGCTCCCTCGATCAAACCGGGCTTATGCTCTCCCGCCTTTGCCCTTTTTTCTTTTCCCCTGTCCCAGACGGCCACGCCCAGGATGGAAAGCCAGCCCACCCAGATCCACTGGGGCACGTCCGGCACCGCCTTGCCGAGCAGGGGAAGAAGGAAATAGATAAGAATCACTGCCAGAGGATAGGCAAAACCGTTAACCGGCCTCCAGGAGTACTGCGGCCACCGTTCGCTTTTCGATTCCGCCTGCATGGTGGCATTCACGGTTGCGAGTTTGGCGGCCTCGATCTGTGCCAGGCTTACCTCTTTTTCCATTGCCCTGGTCTGCAGCTCCACATAGAGTTTCGGGTCCGCCTCTATTTTCGCGGCCACAGTTTCGATGTCCGACTCGCTGTCCCCTGTCACCGCCCTCATAAGCCCTCCCAAAAGCGTCCCTGAGCCGGGCAAAATAAGGTTCGCGACTGTAGGAGCAATCGCCTTGATCCCGTCCGCTATCGTGCTGAATGCGCTCATCGTCATATCTCCTTCCTGAATCGATCCAGATCGAAACGCGTGCCCGGGCAGCTCTTATAGGGCGCATACTCCCTGTGCCCGGTCACCTTGTTCCTGGGAATTTCAAAAATATCAGACAGAGACCGTACCAGCTTCAATCCCAGCTCCCACTGCTTTTGCACGGGCGGTTCCAGATCGAAATTCCCCAAAAAGCAGATCCCTATGGATTTCCTATTCATATCCTGTTCTTTGCAGTGCGCGCCCGGCTCACCGAGCATGCGGCCTGCCAGGATCTCGTAATGGTCTCCGATTAATTCAATGCCGAAATGGTAGCCGATGTCCTGCCATCCCAGGTCCCTGGTGTGATACTGCCTGATCGCGTCCCAGGACACGGTTTGGCTGTCTTTGGTGAGTGAGTGGTGCAGCAGGATATATTCGACATTCAACAGCAGGCTTGTGATGGACAATTGATTGAGGTCTTTCTCTGTTGTCTCGAGACGCTGGTCGGCCTGCTTCAGGATGGTACGCACTACCTCGAGACTGTTTCTCATGATGTGATTGAGGTTATCTTTCGTCGGGATCATCTGGCGCACTCCCTGGCTAATTAAAACTCACCCATGCCGGTACCGGCCACGGATCCGCGATTACCCGCCCGTTCTTGATAAGAGGCAGATTCATAATATATATACATCCCGCTTGCCCCCGCGGCTCGATGATACTCCGCTCCGTCGCCTGCGCGTCTTCGTCTTTTTCCGGCATCCTGTTCCCGCAATAAAAAAGCCCGGCAATTCGACCTTCGATTGAAGATCGAAAAATGCCGGGCTTTGGTTAGCCGTTATGCCACGATCCCGCTTCCAGCGGGACGGGTCTCTGAGTCAGGCTCCGTCAACCCCTGATCCGCCACGCACCTTTGCAGCGGATAACTTTTTTAATTGTATTTTAGATGCTACAGGCGTTGCTGCAACATGTCAAGCAATTTTTTAGGTGGTCTTTATCCGCTTACCTCCTGGTTAGCAGATAAGCTGATTTTTGAAATATCATAATCCTTGTAAATCTCCCCTTTAGAACTCTTGCCTCGGAAATGCGGCGTGATCCAAAATCGACCGACATATCTTCCGAACAGTCCGGGC